ACTTAAAGTTTAAACTCTAAGGTTTTAATATTACTAAGTATATAAAGATAATAAAGAACTTAAAGAGATAACTTAAAGCTTAAACTTAAAGTACTGCTAAGAGATTTTATTACTTATCTGGTTCATAAGAGATGATAAGAACTTAAAGTTGAAACTTAAAGTACTGACTCTAGCCCTGTTCTTACCTTTGTCGTATAAAAATAATAACAAGCTTAGAGTTTAAACTTTAAGTAGGGGACTTATAGGGCTAAGTCTAGTTTCTTCTGTCGTCCCCTCTTATTTTCTGTTGACTTCCAAACCTTAATGAGTATAACTTCATGAAAACCCCACAAAGCGACATGATCCTTGAAGAAGTCTATGAGGCTCTTATCTCAGATAAGATTCATAACTTTGATCACATGCATATCCCCCGTTCAGATGTCTTCTACGCTAGAAATGCGTACTACAATTACTCAGGTGACTGGGTAGACCTTGATCGAATGGAGAGATGCATGTTCTTGGAAGGGATGCTTGAAGCTAGGGATGTGAAAGACCCTAAACGAAAGAGAGACTGGGAATGAATGATGAATCACTTAGTCGAAGGCTAGACCGAGTAGAGTCAGACCTAGGCTCAATAAAATCCAAAGTAACCCTCATAGAAACAAAAAACGCAGTGGATGAAGTACATAGGACTAATGTTGAACGGAGATTGGCTAGTATTGAAGGTGGGGTAAGTAAACTCAACTGGTTGATTATTTCTTCTCTAGTTCTAGCAGCGGTAGGTTTCGCATTAAGTGGAGGGCTTGTAGGTGGGTAAGCACTTAACTCTCTCTTGGACCCTCCTTGCACTAATTTCCCTCATTAATTTTTACCCCTACCTAGAAGCCAAGTTCGACACACAACCTTATAAGGATGTAGAGAGGGTCTCTGTAGACTGGGAAGGTTCTGAAAGGTTAGAGATTGTCTACAACTTCTATAAGGTAGCTGGTTGTGAGATTAAGAACTTCTCTGTGATTGGGTTCAACCGTGGGGTTCCAGAGTACCTTAAGTACAAAGACCTTGATAAAGAAGTAGAAGTAATTAGGCAACCCGGTGAGCACTCCCTCCAAATTGCGGTAGACCTTGAAGGTAAGTATTTTGAGAAGGTAGAGATTAGAACTACACATCTCTGTCAGTTCCCCAATCAGGAACCTGAAGTTGTCAACAGAATCTTCACAACAGTCTACAAAGAAGACGTATAAAAATGAATATGAATCAAGGGGATACCCAGCTTATTATCTCTGAGTGTATGACACAAGGTCTACTCAGGAACCAAGCTGCTTATGTGCTGGCTACAGCTAAGTGGGAAACAGCACACACTATGGAGCCTGTACGTGAGACCTTAGCTAACTCTGATGCTTCTGCTATTGCAAGGTTGAATAAAGCATGGGAGAAGGGTCAACTTAAGTGGGTATCTCGCCCCTACTGGCGTGGAGGTTTCTTCGGGCGAGGTTATGTGCAGCTAACTCATGAGGCTAACTACAGGAAAGCTGGCACTAAGTTGTCAGTTGATCTGGTAAAGAATCCAAGTCTTGCTCTTGACCCTGAGATCGCCGCAAAGATTCTTGTCATTGGATCTCGTGATGGTTGGTTCACAGGTAAAAAACTTTCAGATTATATTACCTTGACTCAATCAAACTACCGTGGTGCTAGACGTATTATTAATGGTACAGACCAAGCTAGTGCTATTGCAGAGTTAGCTCGTGACTATGAAGCTGAGTTGAAACTTGCAGGTTATGGCAATGAACCAGTACCTCCTGTCGTGAATGAACGTAGAGATGGGACACAGCCAAGAAATAACCCTGCTCAATCAACAACAATGCAGGCAACACTCTTGGCATTTCTTGCTACCTTAGGTCAAGTTATGGATGGAGCTAAGTCTGCAGTGGATCAAGTGACACAAGCTTTTGGGGTTTCTTCCGAGATGGCCCTCCTAGTTATCACTCTTGGTGCTTTGGGTTGGGTCTTCCGTGAACGACTAAAAAAATGGACAGGTGGTATTAGGTGATTAGTTCCCTACTTTCTCCATTCATCCCTTATGTTGCCGTAGGGGCTATTGCTATCTCAGCAGGTGGTGCATTTTATATACAACACTTGTCTGGAAATATTGATAACCTTAAGAACGAGAATGCACGTTTAGTAGGCCAACTTGAGACATGTAGTGCCCGTGTGTCTAATATTTTAGAGGATAAAGAGAGTGACTCGACTGTTTCTAATCCCAGCGATTTCGATGTTCCTGATGGCTGGATCTTGCCTAGCACCGATTGAACCCGTTATTGAAGAAGCTCTTTTCTGTGATGTAGAAGAGAAGAGGAAATTCTCTAAGGAAGAGATCAAGTGGCGTACGGATAATGCACCTTGGAATATTGCTAGGGACTATAAAACTAACCTTACTTACGAACGTGAGTGTGAGGTCTAACTTGGAGGGTTGAAAAATTCCTAGTTCAAAGTCGTATAAAAGAGACTACAAGCAGGAAGCTAAGTATCATGCTACTGCTGACCAGAAGAAGAAACGTGCTTCTCGTAACGCTGCTCGGGCTAAGCTTAAGAAAGCTGGGGTAGCTGTAGCCGGTAAAGATGTTGATCATAAAAATGGGGATGCAAAAGACAATAAGCGTTCTAACCTGCGTGTACAGTCTAAGGCTAAGAACCGGAGCTTTCCTCGAACTAAAACTGCAGGTAAAAAGAAATGAAAAATAGTACAAACCCTAAATTTAATCCTTCAGGTAAAGAGGAAGTAGACACCATCAAGAAACTGACAGAAGACTTGATGGAGTATATTGAAAAATCTGTACCAGAGGGTCGCCGTAAGAGTATCGCTTTGACAAACTATGAACAAGCTGCTATGTGGGCAGTAAAAGCTCTCTTCTAAGTAGGTAAAAAAGAAATGACAAAAGACCCCAAGCTGGCTCGTGCCGGAGTTACGGCGTTTAACAAGCCTAAGCGTACTCCTGACCACCCTAAGAAGTCTCACGTTGTTGTAGCTAAAGAAGGTAGTAAGACTAAGACTATTCGCTTTGGTGAGCAAAACGCTAAGACTGCAGGTAAGCCTAAAGCCGGTGAGTCTGACAAGATGAAGAAGAAGCGGGCTAGCTTTAAGGCTCGTCACGGTAAGAATATCGCCAAGGGAAAGATGTCAGCAGCGTGGTGGGCGGACAAAATTAAGTGGGAAATGTCGTGGAAGTAACTAATAAGGCTAAGTGGTAATGGAGAATCATCATCCTAAGTCCCGTAATACTGGTGCTCTTGTAGCTTCTACTGTTACTGGGGCTAGTGGTACTGTACTCTATACCTGCCCAGCCAAGAACAAGGGTGAGGTGCATCTTCTTACCATCTCTAATCCAACCTCTGCAGCTATTAATGTTACGGTAGAAGTCTATAACTCCCAAGCTGATGATTACTATAAAGTAGTGGATACTTTTTCTCTAGCTGCAAACTCAGTTCTTTACGTCGTCAATGAAGGTGATGTAATCTACGTGAATCCTACAGATAAGATTGTAGTTAGTGGGTCTGTTGCAGATTCCCTAGTGGCTTATATTGCCGTAAGAGAGACCTATGGAGAGGCCCTAGCTTAATGTCAGAATATCTTATTGGTGGGGACCCTGCAGAAAAAGTCCTCAATACCCTAGACCCAGCTAACTCAAGTTCAACCCTTCTCACAGCCTCCTCAGTTTTCACAGGGGACTGGGTAGATGTAGGGAAGTACTCTGACGTAGTTATCTCAGTATCTACAGATCAAGATGGCACCTATAGCATTCAGTTTTCTCCTGATGGAGTCAATCAAGACAGTGCACTAACTAGGCAATATCGAACTTCTCAGATTAATGTCCCACACCGTTTTACTGTTACTAGGAAGTATTATAGGGTAGTTTTTACCAATACAAGCACCTCAGATCAAACTTACTTTAGGCTTCAAAGTCATTACGGCTCTCACTCTAACCTAAACGCACCCACTGATGGGACACTTTCTCAAGATTTTGATGCAATCGTAGTCAGACCTACAGACTATCGGGATGAAGTTGCCCTAGGCCTAAGGCAAGGTAAAAACCTCTGGCACAAGTGGGGTTATAATAACGATGTTGATACTGGTGCAGAAGAAGTGATCTGGTCCGAGGGGGGTAGCTTCACTTTCCTGACAACAGCCTCAACTCTAAGTCTAGTTTCTACTAGCGCTAATGATGTAGATGCAGGTACTGGAGCACATGGTGTGGTGCTCTATGGGATCGACGCAAATCGGAGAAGTCAGACTGAGGTAGTCCTCTTAAATGGTCTTACCCCCGTAGTCACTACCTCCACTTGGTTGGGTATAAACAGGGTAGCACTTTTTAGGTCTGGGTCGGGCCAAGTGAATGCAGGTAAAATTACTGCTACTGCGGTAACTGGTGGTTCTATTCAAGCTGCGGTACCTGCAGGGGAAGGCACGGCACAACAAACGATGTTCTTTGTACAAGCAGGCCATACGGCACTAGCTACAGGACTCCTAGTTAATGCCTTGAAACTTGCAGGCGGTTCCTCTCCAAAACTGACTATCAAAGCTTGGGTCTTATCTTTTGTATCTAACTCAAAATACGAAGTCTTTAGGTATAACATTGACACGGCTGTAGAAAACCACTTGGACTACCCCCCAGAAGATAGATTTCCAGTCAGTGAACAATCTGTTCTTTACTTTACAGCGAGTACTGACACGAATAATACCGTAGTGGGTCTAAGATACAGTCTTATTGAAACTAGACTCGCGGCAACTTGAGGAATAAATAATGCCTAATCTAAACAAGCACCGTAAGGCTATCTCTGAAGCAGGGTATACTCTGAACAAGGATGGCACACAAGTCACAAATAAAGAAGGTAAGACCGTTGCAGGTACCAATGATTCTGGATTCTTTTCTGGATCAAAAGTCTTGACAAACATCTTCAAAGGTGATAAAAAGGGTGAAGATAAGAAGACAGAATCAAAGCCTGCTTCTAAGTCCTCCCCCTCAAAGAGCAAACGTCCTTCTCCTCGTAGTACTAGTTCTACTAAAGAGTCTGGTGATAAGTATACTCCCCCAGAGTCCCCGAACAAAGCACCTCGTATCTCTGCTAAGCCTCAAGGTCGTAAGACTTCTATGACCAAAGAACAGGCTCGTAAATACACCAGTGCTTCTCCAAGCGGAACTCCTACTCTGATGTCCCAAGGTGGTAAAAACGCAGAGACTATGGCAACTCCCACAACTTCCGGTGGACGCCGTAACCGCAATAACACTACACCTAAACCTGACATGCAGAAGAAGATGGATTCTGAGTATGGTAGTGTAGGTAAAGACCTCCAGCCATACAATGTAGAAGATCGTGGTAAGCGAGATATGTACCAAGGTGAAGCTTCTGCTAGTGGCTCTCGCAAGGGTCCCCTACCCTCCCGTGAAGTCTGGGAAGATATGTCCTCTTCGGAAAAACGCCGTGCAGGTCTCCCTACTACAGTATTCCAGTATAATCGTTTGAAACGTGCAGAAGGGCTTTAAGATGACAGAGAAACAACAGAAGTTCCTAGACGTACTCTTTAATGAAGCCGAAGGTGACTTTGTTAAAGCCAAGAAGCTTGCTGGCTACAGTGACAATACCCCAACACGGGAAATTGTAGACTCCCTCGAAGATGAGATTTCTAAACTAGTAAAGAAGTTTCTCGCTAACTCTGGGGTTAAGGCAGCTTACACAATCAACCAGATCGTAGACGACCCTACAATTATTGGTGGCAAAGAACGTCTCTCTGCTGCTAAAGATTTGTTAGATCGCGGGGGTTACAAAGCCACTGAAAAAGTAGAAGTGACAGCTAAGGACCCTATTTTTATCCTCCCACCAAAGAGTTAATATGTCAAAAAAGCGTAAAGACCTTTTTAGGGTCGCTGCACCCGATAAGACCGATGTAGGTTATAAATTCTATCCTATTGTTCGTATCGGACGTTTCCTCCCCTTCGGGTACAAAGAAGACCCAGAGGACTCAATGGTACTCCTACCTGTAGAAGAAGAGTTAATCCTCCTCGAACAGGCTAAGGAGTACCTTAAAAGTTACTCCCTTCGTGACGTCTCGGCTTGGCTATCTAATAAGTCAGGACGTTACCTCTCTCACGTAGGCCTTAGCCTCAGGGTTAAGTCTGAACAGAAGAGGGCTAAGGAGTCAATCGACTCAAAGAGACTGCTGGAGCAATTCAGGTCTGCCTATAAGAAGGCCCGTAAGATTGAAGAGTCCCGGGTAGGCCGAAGAACTCCAACGGAGGAAGAACTAGATGACGAACTCTTTGCCAGCGTCTGCCAAGCCTGCCCCAATAGATGTAAGTAAAGCTCAGCAGATTATCTTCCAACCTAACCCGGGACCTCAGACAGACTTCCTGTCAGCTTCAGAGCAAGAGGTCCTCTACGGTGGTTCTGCTGGTGGAGGTAAGTCCTTCGCTATGGTAGCTGACCCAGTTCGGTATGTGAATAACCCCAAGTCTAATAAGTTGCTTGTTCGTCGTAGTACTGAAGAACTTCGTGAACTTATCTCTATCTCTAAGAAGATGTATCCAGCAGCTATTCCCGGTGCTAGGTTCCTTGAACGAGAGAAGACTTGGGTGTTCCCTTCTGGTGCTACCCTCTGGATGTCTTATCTTGACAGGGACGATGACGTTGAGCGTTACCAAGGTCAGGCCTTTAATTGGATTGGCTTTGACGAACTTACGCAGTGGAATACTCCATACGCTTGGGACTACATGCGTTCTCGTCTACGTACTACAAGGGACTCTGGCCTAGACCTAGTGCAACGAGCTACAACTAACCCCGGAGGTGCAGGACATCACTGGGTAAAGAAAACCTTCATTGACCCTGCAGCACCTAATACTACTTTTGATGCTAGGAATATAGAAACAGGTGAGACCCTTGTTTGGCCTAAAGGTTCAAAGAAAGAAGGGGAGCCACTGTTTCAACGTAAGTTTATCCCTGCTACTTTGTTTGATAACCCATACCTTGCTGAAGATGGTATGTACGAAGCTAACCTGCTCTCTCTACCAGAACACAAAAGACGTCAACTCCTCGAAGGTGACTGGAGTGTTGCTGAAGGTGCAGCCTTCCCAGAGTTTAATGTATTTGATCATGTTATCGAACCTTTTGATATACCAGACTCGTGGGTTAGGTTTAGAGCAGCGGACTATGGATACAGTTCCTTTACTGGTGTTGTTTGGTTTGCTATTAGTCCTTCTGAGCAGCTTATCGTTTACCGAGAGTTGTACGTCTCTAGAGTCACTGCAGCAGACCTTGCACCAATGATCCTTAGGGCAGAGCAGGGAGACCGTATTAGTTATGGTGTACTGGACTCCTCTCTGTGGCATAAACGGGGCGATACAGGCCCAAGTCTAGCTGAGCAGATGATCATTAGGGGGTGCCGCTGGAGGCCATCAGATCGAAGCTCAGGCTCCCGTGTGGCAGGTAAGAACGAACTGCACCGTAGGCTTGCCATAGATGAGATGACAGAGCAACCTAAGCTTGTATTCTTCAACACCTGTAGACACCTTATTTCTCAAATACCTTCTCTACCTCTTAGTAAGAACAACGCAGAAGATGTTGATACTAATGCAGAAGACCACTTGTATGATGCGCTAAGATATGGTATTATGACAAGAC